AATGTTAATTATAGATGAAACTATTTATTTAGAGCGAAGAACAACAGGAATAATAGAGTTAATAATAGATGATTATATACTACAGATTGGAGATACAATAATATTTGCAGTAAAGAAAAATGCTTGTGAAAAAAATGAATTAATAAGAAAAGAAGTACACATAGATAAGCAAGCAAACAATGTAGAAATTAAAATAAATCCAGAAGACACGGAACAACTAGACTACGGCTGTTATTTTTATGGAATAACAATAAAATTAAAAAACGGAGATATATTTCCGATTATAAAAACAAATAAATTTAGTGTGGAAAGGGTGATACCAAATGTGTAACGAAAGATGCTCTTTACATACAACAATTAAATCCAAAGTGAACATAACAGGTAAATTAGGTTATGGAATAGAAAATATTGGTAGTACTACTAATTATAACAATTTAGAGAATAAGCCTAAAATAAATAATATTGAATTAAAAGATAATAAAACTAGTGAACAATTAGGTTTACAAGGGAAAATGGAAAAAATTAAAAATTCTGAAATAGAAGAAATGATTAAAAATTTTATATAGGAGGAAAAATATATGGCGTTTTTAGATAAAGAAGGATTATTGTATTTATGGCAAAAAATTACTAGCCTTTTTGTAAAAAAAGATGGAAATAAAGTATTAAGTGATAAAAACTTTACTAGTGCATATGAAGAAAAATTAAAAAGTTTAAATAATTACACATTGCCAGCAGCGACTTCATCAACTATTGGAGGTGTTAAACCAGGAACTGGTCTAGAAGTAGAGCCAGACGGAACACTAAATGCTACAGGTGGTGGAGAAGCAGATAGTGTAGACTGGGAAAATGTTAAGAATAAACCAACAAATGTATCTCAATTTACAAACGATTCAGGATATCAAACTTCTGGAGATGTACAGCAAGCAATAAATAAAGCTAAAGAAGGATTAGCAACAGAAGAATATGTTAACAATAAAGTGTCATCTGTTTATAGATACAAAGGAACAGTAGCTAATAAAGAAGCATTGCCTGCTTCTGCCGAAACAGGCGACACATATAACTTGCAAGATACAGGTATGAATGTTGCTTGGAATGGAACAGCGTGGGATGACTTAGGAGCAGACATTGATTTGAGTGGATATTATTCAAAAGAAGAACTTAAACCGATTGAAAATTCAGAGATAGATGAAATCGTTGCTAGCTAGGAGTTGATAAAATGGCAGAAGATAAATTTTTAGATAAAAGTGGATTAGCGCGTTATGATGAAAAACTAAAACAACGAGTAGTTTTAGCAACCGAAATTCGAGAAATAAAAATAGTTACAGAATATCCAGAAATTGAAGAGCCTAATGTGTTATATATGAAGGTGGTTGAATGAGAATTTCAGATATGAAAGTGAATGGAAAAACCGTTCAAGAAGCTAAATTAAATAATAAAATTGTATATAGAAAAGAAACAAGTGTTAAGAATATAATATATAATGCAGATTTTCGTTTTGGAACTGATGGATTTAAAAAATTTGTAAATATGGTTGTACAGCAAGAAATAGAAGATGGATTTGTTGCTTGGGTTAAATTAGATAATACAAATGCTAGAACTTCTATGATTGTTCAATTAACAGAAGATTTAATTGCAGGGCATAGATATTATGGACGTGTAACATTTAGAGGAAGCGAAGATACAATGTATCAATGGCAACAGCAACTTAACTCTACTAATCTTACACAATCTTATGGAGAAAATAGTCCAAACGAAGTAACTATATCTACAATATTTGCAGAAATAACAACACAATACAGATTATTTTATAATATGACTGCTACATTTGCAAATGCAGAAAGTAAAGCATATGTTAAAGATGCAATGTTAATAGATGTAACAGATATGCTAAATAGCGGATTAACGGAAGAACAAGTTAAATCTCAATTGGATGCAATGCCATTTTTTGCAGATACTACACCTCCAGAATATGTACAAATTCAAGTATATAATAAAAATAATACATCAAGTACAACAATTACAAATGGAGAAACAGTTAGGATATTGGCAACATTTAATACAGAATTAGGAACTTTACCAACCTTATCTATTGGAAAACAAAAAATACTAATGAAAGCAACTTCAGATGGAAAAGGCGGAATTATATATCAAGCAGATATAACAATAGCTAGTGATAATATTATGGAAGAAGGGGTATTGAAGTTCACAATTAGTGGTTACACAGACAAAAATGGAAATGAGGGAGAGAAAGTAACAGAAGCTAATGCGAGAAATTCATTAACATATTATGCGTAAGATATTAAGAATTATAAAAAGAACATTAATAAGCTTAATGCTGTTAATGTTCTTTAATTTATTTATTTAGGAGAAAAGATATGAGTAATAAAAATATAAAAATAATTATAACTTTAGCAATTATAGTTTTTGTTTTATTGCTTGGAAATTTGTTTGTCAGTGTAAGACAAGAAATTGATTACAATAGAAGAAAAGAAAGTGGAAACGATAGGTGGTTACAAGTTGAAAACCGAATTTTACAAATAGAAGAAGAAATTGATGAGGTGCAAAAAGATGGAAGAAATTCTTAATATCGTTGGAAATTATACCGTTTCAGCAATTATCGTAGGTTTGTTTATATGGGATTGGATTTCTAATAAAAAGAAAATTGCAGATACAATAGAACAAAATGCACAATGTTTAGAAGAAATAAAGAAAACAAATGAAAATACGTCTGTTTCTTTAGACTTATTAAAGCAACAAATGGAAAAAACCGATAACAAAATAGATAAATTGTTAGAAGAAAGGAAGTGAGAAACTATGGAAATAACAGTAGCATTAATAATAACAGCATTAACATTAGTAGCAGGTCAAATAACTAAATTAACAAGTATAGATAATAAGTGGATACCTTTGCAAAACATAATAATTGCAATAGTAGCAAGTATTGTATGTATTTGTTTCCACGTACAAGACATGAGCGTGTTAGAAACAATAGTTACTTGTATTTTTGGAACTATGTCTGCTGGAGGTATAGCAGATTTAAAGAAAATTGGACAAAAGGAGGAATAGCATATGAATTTGGCAGATTTTGGAAGTTGGGGACTAGCACAAGGAAGCGTAGCTAATCCAGAACCAAACAATAAGTATAAAGGGCAATGTGTTTCTTTAATACAGCAATACTTATATAAAGTATTTGGAAAATCTTTTAAAGCTTATGGAAACGCAAAAGATTGGGCTACAGATTATCCAAAAGATTATTTTACTAAATTAGCTAATAATACAAAACCTCAGCCAGGAGATGTATTAGTATATGGCTCAAATTATGGTGGAGGATATGGACATATAGGCTTAATAGATGTAAATGGAAAATGGTATGACCAAAATGGTGTAAAAAAATTAGCTGTTGGTTACAGAGATACACCTTTTTCTGGATATGTTTGTGTTTTAAGACCAAAAAATCATGAAGCTTTAGGCTTAAATACAGGAGACTACAAAGTTGGAACTACATATACATTAACTACTAATGTAAAAGTAAGAGACGGAGCTGGAACAGATGCAAGACGTAAATTAAGAAGCGAATTAACAGCAGATGGACAAAAGAATGCATTAAATCAAGAAAATGCAACTTTAAAAGAAGGAACTAGAGTAACAGTTCAAGAAGTTAAGAATTTAAATGGCGATATATGGGTTAGAATACCATCTGGTTGGATTGCAGCAAAATATCAAGGAGCTATATATCTTAAATAATCTATTATAAAGTAGTTAAAAGTGACGTAAAGTGATACAAAGTGATACAAAGTGATGAAAAGTAATATAGAGTGGCATAAAGTAGTATAAAGTAGTTTACAAATGTTAATTAATGTGATAAAATGTCATTACAATATAATAATATTACAAATAAATTAAATACATTTTACGTTTTTGTAATATTTGTTGACACAAATGAATAAAATTATTATTATATAAAAAAGAGAGATAAGGAAATTATTCCTTATCATTGTGTGTATTATTGTGTGGACTTTTGATAGTGTTTAGAGGCTTTATCAGAAGTTCCATTTTTTTGCCTGTTTTTATATCTACAAGGCAATTATCTTTAGAACATCTATGTACTAGAAATGCTATAACTAACAATATCAAAATAAATAGTAATGTAAAAACTATTGCTGAAATTAAAACATTCAAATTTATTGTTCAACTCCTTCCTAATAGATTTACACCTGCTGACATAAGAAAGCGGGTGCATAAATCAATAGTTGAATTGCATATAGTAAAACAACTACTAATTTATGCACCCAACTTAGAAGGAGCGCGTCCTCAAATACACTTGTGCATATAATATCAAAAAAAGAATAAATATGCAATATAAAATTGAAAAATATGGAAGAAAATAAAATTTTAATGCCTTCGACAAATTTCTTACGACAAAGTAAACATAAAATGTTATACTATCATTAAAGGAGATGATAGTATGAAAGAAATGTATATTAAATCTCTACGAATGATAAAAGAATTAAATATAAAAAACAAAAAGGAATACATTAAATTAGTACGAGACTATAGAATTTTAAATTTAGAAAGTTTAAGGTTCATAAGTCAAACCAAAAGTTTTAGAAAAATTAGAAAGTTGGCAAATAATATATAATAAAGAAGAGGCAGTAGATTAATTTCTATTGCCTTCTTTTTTTGTTTCTTCTATATAATTATTTACAAATTCTTTAAGAACACGTGAAGGCAAAGTATTATTTAATTCACAACATTTTCTAAATGCTTCTCTAATTTCTGGTTTTACATCAATACCTAATTTTACTAAATTTTCTTTCATATATTTTTTTTGGTTTGCATATTTTTCTTTCATATTTAACCTCCTTGAATTTTAAAATAAAATATATTATAATTAATATGCAGAGAGGATTGCTCCTCTCTTGCCTAGATTAAAGATTGTTTAGCATATCAAACATCGCTTTAACTTCTTTTTTTCTAGTGTTTTGTGCTTTTCTATGTGCTAGATAGGAAAGCACTTTTTTTATTAATTTTTTCAT